GGGTATTGGGTGGGTCAGCCCTTTTCATAGCTTTGTGTGCAGCCTTCTTTTCCGTTTACGGTATATCTACATTATTTGCTGGTGCATTTATATCTACTGTAGTTATGGCTTCCTCATTAGAAATAGGAAAACTTGTTGGAGTTACATTTCTCTATCGTTATTGGAATAAATGTAAATTGTATTTGAAGGGATATCTGGTTATAGCAACGTTCGTGTTGATGTTAATAACATCATTAGGTATTTTTGGATATCTTTCTGCTGCTTATCAAAAGTCATCTATTGAATATGCGGTTACTCAAGATAAGATAAAAATAACTGAGCAACAGATTGTTTTTTCTCAACAAAGTATTGATACGTTAATAAATCTTAGAACATCTCAAAATACAAATCAAATGAATGAGATGGTAGTAAGAAATCCGTTATTATTCAAACAATTTCAACAACAGATAGCTGATACTGATGCTAACATAGAAAAAGAGAGTAAGAAAAAACAATCTTTGATAGATAACGTAAATACGTTAAAGCTAGGAACTGCTGAAAAGAAAGATGTTCAGATATTCAAATTTGTTTCAGATGCTTTAGGATTACCACTTGATACGGTAGCTAGGTGGTTTATCATTATGATTATCTTTGTATTTGATCCATTAGCTATTTGTTTAATATTAGCGTATAATGTAGCTGTTTATCGAAGAGAAGATTCCACGGTTTATGATGTTACTGAACCTATAAAGCCTCAGGAATCACCGAAAAAGGTAGTTTTGAGAGATGCGGACCCACCACAACCATATAATGATATGGATAAGACCGTTTTAGTAGATTCAGCTCCTATAGTTGTTGAGCCTGAAACTGTAACCTCTCCTACGTCTGAACCGTCTTCTACACCAGTGTTGGTATCGGAAAACCAACCTATAACGGGATCAAAACCCAGTAACAATTTTTTCAGACAATATTTTAAATTATAATAAGTTGACTTATTCTAGTTAGTAAGTTAAACTTGTTAATGATAAAAATATTGGTATTTTCATTAAATATCCAACTATGTATGTCGTTGATTACACATGAATCAAACTGACATTAATAATATAGTTGAACTTTTAGGTAAAGCCATAAAACATCAAGATTGGGGTGGTGTCGAAGAAGCTCTTGAATATTTACAAGAATTCCAAGATACTCCCGTCTATGAAGAAGAATAACAGCATATGCTTAGTTTTATTGTTATATTGATACTTGTAGTAGGTTTAATCGCGTCAATCGTAGGAAACATTTTGTTATATAAAGCTGGCGTTCGCTGGTTGAATATTAATGAAATGTATGAGCAACGATTACAAAGATATGAAACGTGGGTTGATGAGTTTAAAGAATTAGCCGTCAGCACATACGCTCACATGAAATTAATCGATGACAAACAGATGTTTGAGAAAGATGATGATGTAGGCGTTATTTTTCAAGAAATGTTAAACCTTCTAAAAGTTCTCAATGATAAAACTCAAGATACTACCGAAGAATAAGTTGCATGAAGAAATTTAAAAAAATTCATAAGAAGTATTATGTCCGCAAATCAATCAATAAAAAAGATTTGACTCCCTCTAAAAAAATCAAACAAATAATTGAACCTATTAAATTGATTACACCAGAAATTCTCCCTAAAAAACATAGAAAACCAAAAAAGAAAAAATTGTTGAGTGATAAAATGTATTTCACTCAAGATACAGAAGATTCTATTGTTATATATAATTCCACCGAAGATGATCAGGTCAGAAATGATTTATATAATAATAAAATCAAATATGCTTTCGAAAAGTTGGTAGAAAATATTTTCAATACGTTTAAGTTTTCTTACTTTGAAACTGGGCCACTTGATGTTCAAAAAGAAACCGTATCTCATTTAGTAGCTAATATAGGAAAATTTGAAGTAGGAAAAGGAAAAGCATTTTCATATTTTTCAATTATAGCTAAAAATTATCTTATCGCATTAAACAATTCCACTTACAAAAGATTCAATCAACATGTTGAGATAGGAGAAGAAAAAGACGAACATACTATTCAATTACAATCTGAGGATAAACACTATAAAGAAAAAGAATTACAAGATTTTATGCGTTTGATGATACTGTTTTGGGAAAATAATGTGAATAAAATATTCACAAAACAACGAGATTTAGATATAGCTAACGCGATTGTAGAGTTGTTTCGTCAGACACAAAATTTAACTATGTTTAACAAGAAAGCTCTATACCTTTACATTCGAGATATTTCAAATTGTAAGACTCAGATGATTACAAAAATAATTAATCGAATGAAAGTCTTTCAATCTAAGATATATAAATCTTATATAAATTACGGTACAGTCCCCACGAATCTCTACGACATATCAAAATAAACCCCCAAATCCATCTACTTATAGTATATGGACATGGATTTTGAATTATATAAAGGAAAAACCTTTTCGGGATTATGTAAAGATATTTACGAAAACCAAGAGCGTAGAAAAGAACAAATTGAAGTTTTTATCGGTGATTTACGTCCGTTGATTAAAACAGTCAATGATGCCATGGTAGTAGCTCCTATTATCAAAGGATATTTAGATGCTGGAAACACTAATGATGACCATCTTGTTAGATTAGCAGCAGTAATTCAAAAAATTATTTCTTCTCATGAAAAAGCAGAGGCTGAGGGTGGCTCTACATTCCTTTCGGAACAAGAAAAGAAACAATTAATGGATGAAGTGGAATCTATTACTAAGTCGGATGATTTTTTAAAGTTGAAACTGAATAACGTATAATATGTCTTATTGGAATAGAGCTACAGTAGGTAAGTCATACCCACAAGCGGATAGTGTGGGTATTACTTCTCGTGTTAATGTCGGAACAGGCGGCGGAAACACAAATGATGAATTTTATGAAATTGAACCGGCTGTAGTTCTTGATATAATATTAGATAAAAATCATCCATATTTCAAATCTACGATGGTTCCTAATCAATCGGGGCCAAGCACCGATGGTCTTCCAGCAGCTCCTACCGACTTAGATTATACTTGGATAGGACGAGCGTTAGTTAGGATGGTTAATACTCAAAAATACATAAACAAACAACAATTAATTTGGGCAATGCCATTGGAATCAAACATATCAGAGTATCCATTAATTAACGAAGTTGTAGGAGTTATGACATATTTGGGGCAGCAATTTTACACTCGAAAGATGAATATACGCAATCTTCCGAACCAAAATGCTGATTTTAATGTGGAGAGGAATTATGGTTTAGAAAAAGGAAATGTAGAATTAATAAATCCAAATAAAACATATCAAGGACCGGAATCTAAACTTACTGTGAATGGGGGATCTGGTTATCAAGGAGTATTGGGGCGATATTTTAAAGTAAATCACAACATACGAAATGTTAGACGGTTTGAGGGTGATTTGACTATTGAAAGTAGATTTGGTCAATCTATTAGATTTAGTTCATATGATAATAATAGGGATAATGATAAAAGTGACCAGTCTTATAAAGATTATTCTGGTACATCTCCATATACAGTTCCAGCAACTCTTAATATAGGCACCGGCGGTGAACCAAGTGGAACTGATAATTTGTATATAGCTGGGGGTGGTAATCCTATGATACTAATTCGTAATAGACAAAAGCCCGTGTCATCTAAAAAATCCACCGAAGAAAAAAATGAAGGTGGTTACATATCTGAGGATGTCAACAATGATGGGTCATCTATTCATATAACATCCGGTCTTACCACAAGTCAATTTTTTACTACTTGTAAGAAAGTTATGTGGGGAGATAAATCAGAAGAACAGTCGGGATTTAATGGACCTACCAATTTTAAATATCCATCACTCACGGGTGACCAAATAGTAGTAAATAGCGATAGAATTGTTATTTCATCAAAAAAGAATGAAATGTTTCATTTTTCTAAGAAAAGAATGTCATTTGTAACAGATGATGAATTTACAGTTGATGCTCATAACCAAATAGTTCTTAATACAAATATTAAAACTGTTATTAATTCCCCGGCTATTTATTTAGGACAATATGATAAAACTGGAGAACCGGCTATGTTAGGACAAACTACTATTAATTGGTTATATGAATTGTGTACTTGGTTAGAAACACACACACATTGGCATTATCATACTCATCCTGACATTCTGTGGGGATCTACCGGACAATCTAATCCTGTTAAGACACAAAATTCCGTTGAAGTGGCTTCGTTAATGAATTTAAAAGAAGATTTAGCTAGTCTTCTTAGTAGAAGAGTATTTATAACAGGCGGCGGCTTTTCCTCAGGAGTAAATGGGGAGGCATTACCCGGTGTGTCAGGTACTCCTACAAAAATAGATGTTAAAAGTGGTATAGGAGTACCCGGAGGATTTTCAGCAGATACTTATAGAATTGATCCATCTAAAATGACTTCTACAGCAAAAGAATCTTTCTTAAACCTTTCACCACCAACGGAGTCAGCCACTCTGAGTGAATCAGATATTCCCGAAGCAACACCAATCTCAACCGCACCAACAATTAATACAAGAATATTACCTAAAATTCGTTATATGTCTGGGGTAACATCAGCAGATTTCTCTAAAAATCTAAGTGCGACTGAGTTGACTGATGCTCAATCATCTGTTCAAAAAACCATGCCGGCAACTGATATTATAAGTAAAACTAAATAAACATATGAAAATAGATGATCTAAAGAAAGTAATTCGCCAATTAGTGCGAGAAGAAGTAAATAAAGCGATGGGTAAAGTTCTTGTTGAACTTATTAAGGAAGTTAAATCGCCCACATCCAGTATAATTCCACATACACAAGAAGATACGGTGGATAGTATAATGAATGAACCGGCTGAGGAAAGACCGTTGGCTGCTATTATTAAAACTAGTAATCCAAAACTTGCCTCTGTTTTAGCTGAAACTGCTAGAAACTTTAAACCAAATCCTAAATCATTAGAAGGAGGTTCCTCTCTTGTTAGTTTAATGGGACAGTTTGGTAAGATAGGAAAGAGTGAGAGTTTGGGTATAAGTGCTCCCCAATCAAGGCTTGATTATTTAAAGGAAGTAGTAACAGCCACTCCTGATATGCCTTCCGCATTAGATGGGGGATCTGAAGTTCCTGATATTCTAAAGAAGGTGTTTAAAACTGATTTTAGAAAATTGATGAAAAAAATTGATGAAACTAAGAAAACCGGAGGCAGTGGACTTATTAACCCATCTCAGGTTTTATCAGGATAATTTATGGCTAATTCAATTCCACAAACACCAATAGGTATCACTTTACCGCTTAGAGACGGCAATAGTGGTTATTTTGAACAGTCATTTGATACCTTAACACAGGTAAAATCAAACATAAAAAACCTATTAAACACAAGACCTGGTGAAAGACGTATGCAACCTACATTTGGGTCTCGTTTGTGGAATTTAGTATTTGAACAAAATACTGATACTTTACCTGATATAGCCACTCAAATCGTTAAAGAAGATATATCGGCGTGGATTCCTAATGTTACAATAGTAGATATTACATCAAATCTATTTAAAAGTGATAAAAGTAGTGGGGATAGAGATATTTATATGTTAGAAATAGCTGTCAAATTTTTACTTAATATGACGAAACAGCAGGACACTTTAATCGTTACAGTGAATAATTTATTAATATAATATGGAAAATAAAGAATATATGAAAAAATGTCTTGGACGTTGTGGTGGTAATGAAATAAAATTTACCAATAAGTATGCTTTTAATAACTCCATT